TATTAGCACGGTAGATCATTTCATTAGCCTGGCCTACATTGTCATAGTATTTCTGATTGTCCCTATTTAATGTTGAGTACTGATCAACAAAAGCAGCGCTAGATGCAGGACTATCACTTACATCATAGAAGCCAGCCATTGTTGCTGCACTTGCAGGAGTATCTGTATAGGGATTATTGTTATTGGAAACGTACGTAAAGTTTCTCTGGTCACCACCATAGTTTCGAACAGAGTTGTCTTGGCTGATTTGAGTGAAATTGTTGTTACCAGTTATTTGAGAGTTAATGTCGTTATTTTGATCAGCACTTTGTGATTGAGTATTATCTGACTGAGACTGAACTTCCTGGAAATTCAGGAATGTCGCAGGATTAGTTAAATCTTGACCAGCAAGTGTTGAATAATCGGGACCTGAATCTTCAGGAACAATTGCACTATCCACTTCTTCTGATGGATTAGATGAAGAATCAGATTGTGCAGTGTTTATACCCTCTATGTAGCCACCAAGAAGATCTTGGGCTTGACCTTCAGCAGAATTAGTTACAGTTGACGAATTAGTTTGTTCTCCACCAATATTAGATGCTGAATTATTTTGATTTATTTCCGTAGTATTGAAGTCTCCTTCAATCCTTGAATCAATATCATTATCTTGCTCGATAGTCTGATTCTGTGTATTCTCTTGCTCTACATCTACTATTTGAGCATTAAGATTGCCTCCGGATTCACTTTGACCAGCATCGTCAGTAATATCAGTAACGTATTCGTTTAATAAATCCTGAGCACCAGCCTCATTGGTGTTTGAAACCTCAGCATCATTAGCCTGGTTACCACCAGAGTTAATAGCAGTATTGTCTTGATTTATTGTGGTGTCGTTGTAATCACCGATAACCTCTGAGGTAATATCGTTGTCCTGAACAATAGATTGATTCTGCTCATTACTTTGGTTGATATTTACATCTTGAATATTGGCATTTCCGCCATTGTTGATAATTTCCTCAACGTAGTCATTTAAGAAATCCTCAGGATCTGGTTCCGGCTCCGGCTCAGGTTCGGGTTCGGGTTCAGGTTCTGGCTCTGGCTCAGGTTCGGGTTCCGGCTCTGGTTCTGGAGTTGGTTCTGGTGTGGGCTCCGGCTCTGGAGTTGGCTCTGGCTCTGGTTCAGGAGTTGGATTATTTGGATCGTCAATTAAGTTTGCTTTAAAAGAGTCAAGCAATGCCTGTGCCTTAGTTCCCCTCTTTGAATCAGCGGCCGAACCAGTCATTGCATAGTCGTAAATTTCTTGTTCACTAAAACCTCCAATATCTCTCATATTCTCTAGCTCAGTAACACTAAGCCTATCTTCACCGGTATCTCTCCCTCTACCAGTTGCGGTACGATCAAAATCATCAAGGCTATCTACGTTATAACTTTCGAGTCTATTGTTCGTATAAGTACCAGCGACTTTTCTTGCTTCCTTATGTTGAGCTTTCGTTGTAGTAGCCTTATAAGCATCACTCATCTCTGAATATTTAGTATTCAGAGGATCTTCATTGTTTTGATCAGCAACTATTGCAGATGGACTACTTGCACCAGGGGCAATAGTCTCAGCAGTATCAAACGAAGCACCTCTATTAACTGGTGTGGCATTGCCTCTGTTATTGTTACTTGCACTACTGACGTTATTATTATTATTATTATTATTATTATTATTGTTTAAAGCAATCTCTTCTGCTCTGAATCCAGTTGATTGATTAAACTCTTGTTTTGTTTGCCCTGTTTCTTCTCTTTCATCTTTACTTAGGTTAGCCCATGATTGGCTCCTTTCTACGGCTTCAGCTGCAGGACTTGGCGAGGGTGTAGGACTTGGTTCAGGACTTGGAGCAGGTGACGGAGTAGGATTAGATTGCTCGTTTGCAATTTGTTCTGCTCTATAACCAGTTGATTGATTATATTCAAGTTTCGTCATGCCTGTAGCAGCACGTTCATCTTTAGAAAGATCTGCCCAAGATTTAGCCATTACTACTTATAAATCAAAACTCTCTTCATTGTAGTCTAATTGTAAACTACCTCTCCTTAATAGTCCACCCATAGTTAACACCATAGAGTCAACTGCATCATCATGAGCTGAATGTCCAAAATTTAAAAGCTCCTCTTCAAGTACATTCCATTTACGCCATTTATTCCAAACGACTCGTTTGTGTTCATACAGCCCAAGCACACCTCTTAGCCTTGCTAATTTGTCACCTTTAAAGCCTTTAACAGGACTAACACTTAGGTTGTATAGTGCACGTTCTTCATGAATGATGCGTTTGAAATCACCTTCAAATGATGTTTGGTATGCAACTGCTTCAGGCCAAATAATGCATGGCGACATCGTTGGGAAAAACTGACCTTCATCATTCTCTAGAAGGATGTTCCAATCACATAACATTTCACAAAGGGTATCCATCTTTTTGATGTTCCCCATCGTACGTTCACGGCGCTGATCAATCAAATAAACCTTGCCATCCTTAATACCACCTAACGTAAATACAGTCCAGTCATTTTTTTCAGATAGACCTGCACTTAAGTCGATACCTACACCTAAGCAGTCGTATTCTTCCGGTACTTCATCTTTACAGATCAGTTCAGGTGATATACCAACCTCTGTGCTTTTGACAGCAGTGTTAAGGTACTGATATGCAAAAGCAACACGATCTTCTAGCTTGCGTTCATTTAAATATTTCATTGACCAGAACTCGGGCCAATATGAACGTGTTCTTCCGTCTGCGTCTGTAATTACGGCCTTTTGAACTATTTGCTTCCAATTGTTCTTGGGGATAAACAGAGTTGCGTGAATATCGTCAAAGTGGAAGCGGGTTCCCAAACAGACAGCCCGTGCACCTTGGAACATCGTTGGTGCGATAACGTTAGACCACGTCTGCTCCATCTCACGGCGAATATCTGGGTTGTTGATCGAAGCGGCAGATTTGATAGGGTCATCAATAAGCACCAGCTGCGATCGTTTAGAGGTGATTGCACCTTTGAGACCTCCACACGCAATTGTGAAAGCTTCTTCACCTGCTGTGTCAATGCCCGCAAACTCATAGTCAATACTCCAGTACTCATCAGATCGTTTAATTTTTGATAACCTCACCATTGGAAATATTTCTCGATATTTAGGGCTGGTAAGAATCCCTTTGATAGTGGCTGACTTAGCTCTACTAATATCAACCATGTATGCGATATAAAGTATTCGCAGCATTTTCTTGGCAGCTGCATGTCGTCCAATCATCCATGCAGCAAACAAACCAAGGACAGTGCTTTTCGCAGATCCTCTGGGTGCGAGGATCGATGTATTGGCTCCTCCGATTCCTATTAGACATTCTGAATCTTTACCTGTACATAATTCATTGTGCCATTCCAACATATGTTTAGCAGGTGGTTTCCCCATTGCAGTGCAGAAAGCAACGAAGTTATCTCTAGCTGCTAATACTTGTTCTGAAGGCGGCTTACTAGTTACCTTCGTGGCTGTCATTAATGCTGAACGTCTATATGCTAATGAAGCGCTTGCAATAGCCATATTTAATACTTTTAGTATCAGTGTAACTATCTAATGCGATACTCTGCGATAGCTTGAGCAATTCGTTCAGCAGCTCTGGCTTTTGCACGCATAATAATATCTCTCCTACGCTTCTCTTCATAAGCCACACCAACCGCATAAGCATAAGCAGCAGCTTCCTCTGCACGGTAGTTACTCATAAAGAACTTATCGATGCTTACACCTGGCATCTGAGGAAGCCTAGGAATACGACCAGCCTGACGTAAGGCTTGTACAGATACAGAATCTATTGCTGGTAGCTCCAGCATTTGATCGAGATCATCACGCATTACTTATCTCACTATAGATTTTTGCCCACACTGCATTTATAGCATTTTCAATGGGCTCAGCAAATTGTGGATCATCTTTGAAAATTGAAGATATCTCACGCATTACACGGTCAGCACCAGCAAGAATCAAACCACGTTTATCAGTCGTTTTATTCATACGATCACTGGTTTCAATATGTGATCTAAGTTCTTTTTCAAGAGCTGCTAATCGAGCACATCCGTTATCACCTTTTACTTCACCCGAAGTGATTGCCATACGCAAATCCTGAATGTCAGAGTGCAGCGCAGCGATTTCACTGTTTAAAATTTCTCTTCGATTTAGTTTTCTGAACTTCATCTTGACCCAACGTGAAAGGTCTACAAAAGATCCCGGATAACCAATGATTCCGGCATAGACCCATATCTCTATTGTTGATGGAGTGGCTTCAGCAAACTCCCGAAAGTCTTCACTCTCAGCAGCTGACAATGTGTCAAGCCACTGATCAACATAGTTGAGATACACCTTACCTGTTGTGGTTGTAGTAGTCATCAGTTTGCTCGTGCTAAGCCTCTTGAATAGCGAGACATATCGGCTCGATCTCTTGCCTTTAGTCGGTTTTCTTTCTCTAACGTCGAACGAGTCTCATCGCCTGTTGTACGAGTATTTTCTATAGTTGTTCTATTCGTATCTCTGACACCTTCAAGCTGTGCTGTTGAACCGAACTTACTTGCTCTTTCTGCTGAAGCAGCTTTTCTCTCTTCAGCCAGTGATGCACGATCTGTTGTTTCAGCTGCTGATCTTCGTTGTGTTCTGGCAATATCTTTATCAGCACCAGTCCTTAATCCTGTAGTTTCAAGTGCTGATTTACGTTGTGTACCAGCAACGGTGGTTTGTGCGTTAGCTTGAGTTCGTGCAACTTGTTTCTGAGCTTCTGCAGCTTCTCTTGAACCATACATTGATGCTTTAGCACCAGTTTTTGCAATATTCTCATCAGCTGCAGTACGTAAGCCTGTCGTTGTTTCTGCAGACTCTTTTTGTGTCTCTGCTACATCTCTTGAAGCGTCTGCTGAAGCCTGTGCTCCAAACATTGATGCTTCAGCTGCTCTATCCGCTTGATAGCTATCTGAAGCATATCTACCTTCGGCAATTTTTTCTTGTGATGCAATATTTTGAGCATCAGTAAGACGCTGCTGTTCTCCTTGTACGATGTTTGTCAACCTATCTTGATCTGACTGTTCTCTAATATTGTCACGCTGCTGCTGTCCTGTTGCAGCTAGCATTCCTACATCACGATCATATTGAGCATTTGCAAAGTTGTTTTCATATTTAAAATTGGATTCCTTACTTAGTTCATTGAATCCAAACTCCGATGTCATCAAATCTTGAGCATTAGACTTTTCAAGCATTGCTTGCGTTGTCATGTTCTCTTGTGCAATAGCGGAGTTTTGTTCCGCCAATGATGATGCAAGCATTGCATCAAAACCGGTTTGCACTAGATTCCCTTGGAATGCTGCCTTCTGTAACCGCTCATCTTCAGATGCATCTTCACCAGAGGATGAATAGAAATCCTCCATAATTGAGGCGAAGTTAAAAACTCCTGGATCAAAAGGATTACCTTGAGGTGTCTCTGCCATTTGATTTCAGCCTACTTAACTGGCACTTGTAATTACTAAAACTATTCTATCTATTCTGTTCTATACAATATAAACAGTAGTGGCTACATCTTTATGTCGCAATTTAATTCTCTTGGTAATAGAGGAAATTACGCTAATGCAGGGAAAGCTGCTGCTAATAATGCCTTACGTCTTTTCATTGCTGCACGTCGATCTTCTCCTGACTACGGGAAGTTGGCACAAAAAGGTGCACAACTGAGATCGGAAGAAAAGAAACAGTTGATCAACATAAAAGGAGAACTTGCAGCAAGAGCTATTCAAGTTAAATCCAAATTAAAGGCTGATCAAATTGAAATGGATGCAGAACTTGCTGCTAAAAAAGACAGCCGTAAGGCAGGTCTATTAGCTGCAGCAGGTAGATCAGGGGGTATTGGTTTGATGAAGATGGGAGAGAAGCCTCTTGAGCGTAGAGATGGTTCCGATTACAACGAATATTTTGATACACAAACAGCAAAAGTCAAAGCCGAAATTGAGAAGTACAAAAATGGAATTCCTTCTATTTCTACAGATACTGACGGAAGTAACATTGAAAATCAGCAAAGGGATAATAATCCTGGGAAAGCAGCAGAAGCAACAACCGCTAGTACTATTCCAAAAGTAGCTACTGCAAGTACTGTTGATTTAAGCAAATCAGGTGGAGGATGGGCGCGTTTAAAACGTGTCTTATCTACTGGCGAAGGGACTGTAGGTGAGAAAGGATATACAACTAGATTTGGCGGCGGTCAGTTCGAACTAGGTAATGATCACCCAAGAATAGCTAGCCCAACTCCTTGGGGTACCGAATCAGCTGCTGCAGGTAAATACCAAATTATGCCAAAAACTTGGGATACTGTAGTGCAACCTAATCTAAACCTCCCAGATTTTAGTGTTGAAAGTCAAGAAAAAGCGGGACGATTTTTGACACAGAATCGTGGTGTCGATCCTGACAAGGTCTATACAAACTTCAATGACTTTAAAGATGCAATCAATAAGCTTGCGCCTGAATGGGCAAGTCTACCTTACTCCAAACGTAGTCCTACTGGATATGGGATGGGATCTTCTTACTACGGACAAGGTGGTCTTTCTTTTGAAGAAGCTTGGGAAATATATAATCAGTGATTACAACGCAAATGCAGCACCTAAAGAAGTAAGTCCGCCCATCATTGCCATGACTGCTTCTTGACGACGGTTACGCTCTTCACGATCTAGCCGTTCGTTA